ACCATCGCGTAGAGGTCGCTGCCGGACGAAGGAAGCCAGCTTCCGGCGGCCACGTCGGATACCGGCGCGAGCTTCTGGGTGATGACCGTGACCGGCAGGATCAGCAGCGGGCGGTTTCCCCACGCGACCGCCGGGGTTTGGTTCGCTACGCTCAGCGAACCGTTCGCCGTCCAGTCGCGGCCGTTTCCGCTGTAATCCTTCAGTGCGTCGGTCAGGTTATTAGCGATCGCCGGGTGCCAGGAGTGCAGGTTGGCGAGGCGAAGCGGGCGGATCGAGCGCATTTCGGCGACGATCTCATCGGCGGTAAGCGCCGCCTGCCAGCACTTGATCGCGGTCAGGCGGCACGGGCAGCGATAGCCGCTGCCGCCGTTGAGCAGACCCAGCATCTCGCGCTGCGTTGCGCTGCGCGAACCAACGCTCGCTCCGACCTGGCTTTTGTGTGCGCCGTCTTGATACAAAGACAAGGAGCTCGAAGATTCACGAACCAGTGACAGATGCTGAGGGGTGCCTACTGTCAATTCGCTACCGGATGTGGAACTACTCCCGCCGCCAACAGCGCACCCGGCGGACACCGTCGTACCGTTGCTGCCGGTGCCGATCCAGTCGGCGTTGGTCCAGTCGTCGGAATTTGCCGACATCGCCGCCCAGATGTGACCATAGGTATCGGTATCCGCGACGAGGTCGACCCACGCCATCCATGTATAGGCGGAATTGTGGTTTATCACCGATGACGAACGGACCCCGTAGTCATTGGTCGTGTTGCCGACGTAAAGGCTCATCAGGCGGCGTCGCGCAGTTCGACGGCGAGCAGGTAAAGGTCGCCGGTGGCCGTGTCGTTCGTGCCGTCATCGGCGTCGCGGGCGACGCTGATCCGCAGCAGGTCGCCGGCGGCAACGGAATCCTGGTTAGTCAGCGTGACGGAAACCTGGTCGATGTAACCCGCCGTTCCGGGAACGGTGACCGCGCCGCTGGCGTTGACGGTATCGAAACTGGTGGTCGCGTCGAGGTCGGTCGCGTCGGCATCGGTGACCGCCTCGACAGCAACCTCGAACTCGACCGTGCCGCTGGTCGCCGAGGCCATCATGTAGGTGATGACGCAAGTCATCGTTCCGCTCAGCCCCTGCGGCGCGACCAGCGTCCAGTACGCGGTTTCCTGCGTCGCCGCATCGTAGGCGAGAACCGGTCGGGCATTGACCGTGGTCAGTCCGGGAAAGTTGCTCGACGGAAGCTCGGCGGAAAACGGCGTTAATACGGCGCGGGTGGTGGCCATCAGGAAACCTCGTAGCGGGCAGCGAGCAGGGCCATGAACAGGCGGGCCTTCTGCTTCGTGGTCAGGATGCCGCGCTGCGGCTGCGGAATTGCGACGTTCGCGGCGGCTGCGCCGGTCGCATCCCACCAGTCGTCAAGGGCGTTGACGACATCGAGGAGCTGCGATTTGGTGATTCCGCCGGGGCAGTCGGTGGTGCGCATGACGTCAACGAAGATGGCGCGGCGTTGTTCGGTGGTCAGGGCCATTCTGGCCTCCTCAGGAAATATCGACCCAGAGGTCGTTGGTTTGCGGGTTGCTTGGCGCCGAACCGGCCACCGTGATGTCGACCGCGACCCAGGCCGTGCCGTCACACCAGTACGCCTTGTTGTTGGTGCTCAGGCGGTAGATCGACCCGGCAAGCGCCGTCGACGCGCTCGGCAGCGCGCTGACGACGGGCGCCTGCAGCGCGGCGAGCAGCTTCATGGCGCGTTACGCGAAGACGGTGGCGCGGATCGCGCTGGCGGCCGGGGCCACGGCGAAGGTGATCGTGCAGGTATTGACCGAAGTCGCGGTCACGTCGGCGACGACGAAGACATCGTCGGAAACCTGGCGCAACTGCACCTGGATGTCCTTGGTGTTCAAGTTGTGGGTGACGACGATGCTGGTCGAGCTGCCGTCGCCGATCGTGGCCGAATACTTGCGCACGACGACGGCGGTGTCGATGCTGACCGAATCCGCCGCGACGCTGATACCCGTGCCGGCGCCGACGTTAAAGTCGTTGGTCGACAGCGTCAGGCCGTTGCCGGCGGTGTAGACCGCGCCGGCGTCGAACTGGGCGAAGGTGATGCCCGTGCTGCCGACCGTGATCGGCGCCTGCGTCGAACAGACGAAGCGCTTGCCGCCGTTCGCCGTGCCGTTGGTGACGAAGACCGCGGTGCCGTAGATCTCGGCGGCGCTGTCGGCATCGGTCGCGCGGGTCGGCGCGCCGGAGGAATTGACCGTGTAGATGCCGTTCTCGCTCGCCGTCGACTGGTCCTTGATCAGGATCCGGTCGTTGGTCGCCAGCACCGTGCCGTCGACCGTCTGTCCGTTGGCGCAGGCCGAGGCCAGCGTGCCGTTGGCCGTGGTGGCGACGCGCACCTCGTTCTTCCAGGAAATGCCGGCGACGGCGCCGTCGACGTAATCCTTGTTGGCCGCGTCGGTGCCGTTGGTCGGCGCCGCCAGCCCGGTGATCTTCTGGCTGTTGAGCGAGACCGAGCCGGTCGGGGCGGCCATCTTGTCGAGGCGGCTGGTGCGTACCTGCGTGTCGAAGTCGCTGATCGTGCTCGCCGTCTGCGTGCCGGTGTGGTTGGCGCGCGCCAGCGGATCGGTCGCCAGCTTGGCCAGCGGGATGTAGCTGTTCGCGACCTTGGAGGCGTCGATCGCGATCCACGCCGTGCCGTTCCATACCTTGGCCGTGACATCGGTCGTGTCGTAATAGACCTGGCCGACAACCGGCGATCCCGGCGCGCTGGCGAGGTTCTGGATCCGGGCGTTCTGCAGTTCGTTCTTGTTGAGGTCGATATTGACGAGGTGCTTCATGGATTTCTCCTCAGTTCAGGTAAGCGGTTCCAGCAAAGGCGGCTGTGAAATGGACGGCGATGGCGTTGTTCGACAGGTACTCGACATCGCCGACGACGGTCGACCCGGCCGAATCGATCACCGTCACCTACGGAAAGCGCGCCAGGTTGTGGGTGATCGTCCAGTCGGCGGCGGGGACCATCTGGTTGTGCGTGTAGCTGGCGCCGCCAGGCGGGCCGGGCGGACCGACCGCGCCGTCCGCTCCCGGCGGCCCGGCCGGCCCCTGCTCGGCGACCTCGACGATCTCCAGGGCTGGTTGCGGCACCACGACGGTGGTCCCGCCGCCGCCCGGGGCTGTGATGACCGCCGTCTCGCGGAGGAGCAGCTCGACGATCTCGCTCACTCGCCTTCCCCGAGGAACTGCAGGCGGCCGCGCAGGTAGAGCTGGTCGACACCGCCGACGGTGAAGAACAGGCGGTAGCGCAGATGGGTCGCGGTGAGTGCGGCGCTGGCCGCCGCCGTGAGGGTTCCCGCGAAGGGGCCGGCGGCGCCGCCGAGGACGATCTCGTCGGGATCGGCGGAGGACAGCACCAGCAGCGGCTCGCTGCCGGCGGCGGCCAGCGCGTCGTAGATTTCCAGCCGGGCGGCGGCGCCGGTCAGGTCGACCGGCGTCTTGTCCGGGTTGTAGCGGGTGAACTGCAGCGACCACGGGAGGCCCTTTTCGAGAGCGAACGGGCCGACGAGGTCGTAGACGGTGGAAGACATGCCCGGCATCTTCGCGCGCGGGCGAGGCGCAGGGCTAGATAAAGGGTTTTGGTTCTTCGCGCGGAGCAGGAAATGCCCGGTAGGCCATACCAAAGCTATTCCAGATCGTCCCAGAATTTTTTTTGGTGCCTGGGTATCACCCGGACCAAAAAAATCGCTTAGCGGGCGTTTCTGGAATCAAGTATGTCGAGCGACATCTCGAATTGGTAAACCACATCCCCCGGCGGATTGTCCGCGAGTTTCCAGCAATAGCCTTTTCCGAACTTCTGGCGCAGCACCAGCCCGGCCTCGTGCATTCTGATCAGCTGCGGAAGCACGCAAGTTGGATCGTAATATTCAAGCTGCTCGGCAATATACCGCGTGCAGAACCACGGCGGGTTTTCCTTGAGCACCTGATACACCTTCGCCATCTTCGGCGTCACCCTGATCGTCATGCTGCCACTCCCTTCGTATTTCCTTCCAGCGCCAGATTCCCTTGGCGGCGGGCTAATTCCGCCTGGCGCCACTTCTTCAGGATCTGGTCGATGCGCATCTCGCTCAGCTTGTATTCGCGCGCCAGCAGGTGCTTGTTGCGGCCGTTGAACTTGCAGGCGATCTCGGCATCGCGGGCAGAAAGCTTGCAGGCGATCCCGCGCGGCAAGTAGAAGCCGGAGCCGCCGAGTTCGATGCTGACGCGGTCGATCTGGCCGACTACCAGTTCGGCCAGGCGGTCGAGGCCGAGGACGGCGACCGCCTCCTCGTCCTCGACCAGGTGCAGGTACATGTGCTCGGCCATTTCCCGCAGCGTCGGGTGCAGGCCTTCCGGCAGCACGGCGTCGAGCGCCACCAGCACTTCCGGGGCGGCGTTGAACAGGTCAGGCATCGTCTTTCGCGTCCGTTGATGGGGCTTCGCCTCGCGCGAGCCAGTGCTTGAGGCTTTCGACCAACTGGTGTTCCTGCGGCCAGGTCAGCCAGGCGAGCGCCGCGACGCCGGTCTGGCGCTTGACGAAGGCGAGGAGCCCGGCCATCGTGCGCTGGCGCACCAGGCCGGCATCGGCGAGCTGCTGCCACAGCGACCACATCTTCTTCTGCATCGGGCTCAGCGGCGAGCGGCCCGCCGGCGAGCCGATGCCGAGGCGGCGGAACTCGTCGAGCACGGCGTCGGCCTGGGCCAGGCGCGTGATCTGCGTCGAGCTGGCGACGCCGGCGCAGCGCTGCAGGAGGGCGCGATAGGCCGCGTCGTCGAGCTGCGCGCCGGCCTTGTGGCGGATGGCGCGGAGGATGCGCAGGCGATGGGCCAGGTCCGGAGTCATGGTCATGGCGCGGATTCGCGGACCGGGGCGGTCTCGGGTTTTTCCGGGCGCGGGTTGCCCGGCGGCACCAGGGCCGCGAAAAAGCCTTCGAAATAGCCGTCGACCGCGGCGGCGATGATGTGGATCGGCCACGGCGCGCGCGGCCAGCGCGGGGCGCGCAGGGGGGTGAGGAGACGTTTCTGGGCGGGGGTCATGTCACAGGCTCCGGTAGGTTTAGTGTTTTGGTGCTTCACGGTCGCGCCCCGGAGCGTCGGACGAGGGGCCCCCGCAGGGGGATCGGCCAGAGCAGGGGATGCCAGCGACCGGACGGGGCGCCGCATCCCGCTCCGCGGTCGCATCCCCTTCGGGGCCCCTGCTCCGCGCTTCGCGGTCGCGCCCCGGAGCGTCGGACGAGGGGCCCCCGCAGGGGGATCGGCCAGAGCAGGGGATGCCAGCGACCGGACGGGGCGCCGCATCCCGCTCCGCGGTCGCATCCCCTTCGGGGCCCCTGCTCCGCGCTTCGCGGTCGCCCCTCTTCGGAGCGGACCAGCCGGCGGGCTCGCCGAGCGCCGGGATGCGGGCGTATTCCTCGAGCGTCCGGCCGCTGGCGTCGTTGACCTTGAAGGCGACGCGGCCGATGGTGTTGGCGGCGAGCGTCTCGCAGGCGCGCTTGACGGCATCGAGGTTCTCCTCCTCGCACCAGGCGATGTTGGCCCACGACCCGGAGACGTTGATCTTGACGCTGCGGCGGGCCATCACTGCACCTCCATGCGGTTGAGCGGGATGAAATAGTCCTTGCCACCGGCAACGCAGAGTCCGGGATGACGCTGGACGTTGGCGCTGAGCGGTTCGAAGGCGATGACGACGTGGCGCGCGCAGCTTTGGCGTCGCTCGCACCACGCCGGCAGCCGGCGGTCGCCACGCTGCGGCTCGTGGCCCAGGCAGCGGGTCAACGCGGGATTGAGGATGGCCATTGATTCTTCTCCTCCGGCGGCGGCCGTTATCTGCGCCACGGGCCGCTGGGCTAGTCTGTTCATCGCTGTCAGAAGACCAGGGAGGGGTCGATCGGCCCGGCCGGCAGGAAGCCGTCGCAGCGGTCGGCGCCGGGTTCGAGGCGGGCTTCCCATGCCGCATAGGAAAGGTAGAGGCCGGGAACGTCCGGCCGGTCAAGGTAGCGCAGGCAGCGGTCGCGCGACGGGCATTTCTTCCCGGCATTGCAACGCGCCATGTTGATCGCGAGCCTGGTCATCAGTAATGGCCCTCCGGGTCGGCGATGCGGATCGCCTCGTTGACCAGATCGGCAACCAGGTTGCCTGGCTTGAGGTCGCGGATGCGCTTGAGCGCGGCGAGCATGGCCGGGGCGCCGGCGATCATCGTCGCCTCGCGCAGGTTGGTTTTGACGAAGCCGTCACGCAGCGGCACGCGGGCGATGGCGCCGGACGAATCGCGGGCGCCGTGGTGCATGATATCGACGAACTTCGGGGCGTTGCCGCGCAGGCGGACTTCCCAGCCGGGTAGCAGGCTCATGGACGGCGCTCCCAGTTGTCGCAGGTCGCGGTCGACTGCGTCGGCTGACCGCCCTCGCCCGGAAGGACTGGGTGATTACAGTACGGCCAGAGGTGGCCGAACGAGTCGGACTCGACGGCCTTGATGGTGCGCATCTCGAAGTGCCGGCAGGCGTGGCATAGCGTCTTCGCCGCGGCGGCGCGGGCCTGGTCGGCAGACTTCCAGCCCATGCCGGCGCTGGCGATGGCGTTCATGGGGCTTTCGGCGTAGGCGTTCATGCCGCTACCTCCGCCAGCTCAGCCTCGAACGGCACCACCACGAAGGCCTCCGACTGCCCGATGCGCAGGCCGGGGATGCCGGCGGCGGCGTCTGGGTCGGCCTTGATCGCCTCGCGGTTGAGTGACGGGGTGTAGCGCACGAATTCGCGCAGGCCGGCGGCTTCGAGGGCGGCGATGACGTTCTCCTCGGTGTCTACGAGGCGCACGCTGGGCGGGTTCATGCGCCAGACCAGTTCGCCGCTGGTCAGCACCACGGTCTTGACCTTGTAGTTGTTGGTCAGCGCCGCGCGGTTGGCCTCGGCGAAGATCCGCAGGCCCTCGGTCAGCTCGGAGATCTTGAGGCGGTACGGCTCTGCGTGGTTCTCCCAGGCTTCTTTTATATCTGCCAACTGGTCGTTCATCTGGGTCTGGATGCGGACGAGTTCGCGGTTGGCGATGCCGATCGCGGCGACGGCGTCGGCCGCGGCTTCGCGGTTCTGCGGCACGTCGAAGGCGACGGCTGCGGCCTTGATGCGGGTTTTGCTCTTTGCCATGGGGGGCTCCTAGAGTTGGCAGTAGGTGATGAGGGAATGGCGGCGGGCGAGCGGGCCGTCCGGCGCCACGGCGGCGCGGCCGGCGTCGGTGAGCGCGACCTTTTCGCCCTTCTTGCCCATGCCGGGGGTGACGATCAGTCCGGCGCGGCGCAGGGCGCACATCGCCTGCGACGGCGACGGGCGGAAGCGCTCGTAAAGCTGCTCGGTGGTCATCTCGCCCATCGCGCGCAGGGCGAGCAGGATGCGATGGTCGAGCGAGCCGACGACGATTCCGTTGCGGCGCACGGGGCGGGTGATGATGTTGTTGCGGAAATAGTTGGGCATCACGCGCCCTCCGCGAACAGCCCGAGGAAGGCGCGCAGCTTGCGCAGCACGTCGCGGCGCAGGGTGACGTTGCCCTGGTCGGTGTACATGTCGAGCCCGCCGCTGCTGAAGATGGCGAATTCGACCTGCTCCGGGTCGTCGAGCTCGATGTCTTCGGAGAATGGCGCGGGCGCGGTTGGCGTCACGCCGTGGCGGTTCGCCGGATCCTCCGAGCCGAGCTTCGGCAGAGCGTCGAGCATCTTGTTCACTGCGGCCAGCGAGGCGGCTTCGCCCAGTGACGGCGGTTGGGCGGTGGCGCCCCGGAGCGTCGGACGAGGGGCCCCCGGAGGGGGATCGGCCAGCGCAGGGGATGCCTGCGGCCGCGGCCGGGGCGCCTGCATCCCGCTCCGCGGTCGCATCCCCGAAGGTGCCCCTGCTCCGCGCTGCGCGGTCGCGCCCCGGAGCGTCGGACGAGGGGCCCCCGGAGGGGGATCGGCCAGCGCAGGGGATGCCTGCGGCCGCGGCCGGGGCGCCTGCATCCCGCTCCGCGGTCGCATCCCCGAAGGTGCCCCTGCTCCGCGCTGCGCGGTCGCATCCACGCTCTGCGCCGCTTCGAGGTCGAAGTCGATCATCTCGTCGAACTGGCGGGCGATCTTCGCGACCTCTTCCTCGGGAACCTCCGCGACCGCCGGGTCATCGGCGCTTTCCGGCGCACCTTCCAGGAACCGGCTGGCGACCAGCACGCCATGACGCGGCCTGCGCACGACGGCGCCCGGCTCGCGGGTCAGGTGCTTGAGGTGATTGAAGACGGTCTGAGTGCTGACGACGAGCCGCTCGGCCAGCGCCTTGACGGTCGTCCCGTCAGGCCCGGCGGCGCAGATCGCGTCGAACACGTCGCTGCGGGTGATCCTGTTTCTCGGCATGATGTTTTTTTCCTTCGGTTTCCCGGCCGCACGCGCGGCCAGGATCGGGTTATTGAACGGGCACGCGGCGCGGCCGGCATCGGTGATCGTGAAATGCGCGCCGTCGTAAGCGGCGAGGCCGGCGCGAGAGAGGCTGTAGAGCGGCGCCTGGCCAACGCTTGGCCAGCGCTCTTCTGCCTGGCAGCGCGTCAGCGGCCCGGCGCGCAGCGCCCGCAGCGCGCGGATTTCACTGTCTCTCAGTGCCATGTTCCGGCGATCTCCCAGGCCCGGCGCACGGGAAACCCGAGCCGGCTGTAGAGGTCCCAGGTATCGGCGAGACGCGCCGGCAGGCGGCGGGCGGTCTTGAGGGTGCGGCGCAGCGCGACCGCGAAGCGCGGAGCAGGGGCCCCGAAGGGGATGCGACCGCGGAGCGGGATGCTGGCGCCCCCAGCGCGGTCGCGGGCATCCCCTGCGCTGGCCGATCCCCCTGCGGGGGCCCCTCGTCCGACGCTTCGGGGCGCCATCATGCCCCCTCCTGCCAGCGGATCGAGCAGCCGAAGCGGACGGCAGCCCAGGTGTAGACGACGCGGCCGCCCTGCTGCTCGCGTTCGACGGTGGCGCAGTCGTCCTGGAACAGGCTGTGCAGCAGCGGGCCGGCGGCGACGGTGACGGTCGGACGCTGGCGGCCGCGGCGGAGATCGACGGCGACGATGTCGACGCCATGGCCGGAGAGCCAGTGCACGCAGGTGCGGATGTTGTCGGCCTGCTCGTCGAACTCCTTGAGCATGGCGGCACGCGCCGCGGCGCGGTCCCGCCAGTCGCCGTGGGCGTGGGATACGGATGGCTGGGTGTTCATGAGGGATCTCCCACGGTGACGCCGGCTTCCGCCAGCAGGTCGAGCAGGGCCTGCGCTTCCTCGAAGGCGGCGGCGAAGGCGGCGAAGCCGGCGTCGAGGCTGCCGGTATCGGCGCGGCGCCGGCTATGGACGATTTCCGCCAGGCTGGCCAGCAGGTCCGGCGCCATGGCGATCAGCTTGGCGTTGGCCGCCTGCTCGCGGTGCGAGTGGCAGATGGTGGGCAGCGCGCAGACGGTGCGACCGTCGCCGCCGGTGATCAAGTAGCCGCCATCGGCGACGCAGACGATCCACGGTCCCTGGGTGTTCGTGCGCATCTCAGCACCCCCCGATCACTTGCGCGTCGACCTTCGGCCAGCCGGCCGCGGCGGCGGCGTTCATGGCGCGGGTGACAAGGTTGTTGACGACCAGCGGAAAGCACAGGCTGCGCGCGTCGCCCGGCTTGCCGCCGCGCGGCAGGCTGATCAGGCGGGCGCGCAGGGCGTCGTAGGCATCCGCAGCGAGGACGTCGTCGATGCGGCATTCCATGCGCTCGAACTTGTGGCGCAGGTAGGCCTCGAGGTCGGCGTCGAGCGGCAGCAGTTCGACCAGTTCGCAGCGCTGGACGACTTCCCTCACTTCCGGGTTCTTGTCGGAGAGGCGGTTCTTGAGTTCCGGCTGGCCGAGCAGGCAGACGCCGAGCAGGCGGCCGAGGCCCTGCTTGAGTTCCATGAAGCGCTTGAGGTGCTTGAGGGTGGCGACGGGCAGGCAGTGCGCCTCCTCGATCGCCAGCAGATGGCTGTAGCCGGCGGAGCGGCTGGCCTTGAGCAGGTCGTGCACCTGGCGGAAGCGGGCCTCGGGCGTGCGCTGGAGGGTGCCGGCCGGGTCGAGGGTGCGGACGATGGCTTCGGCGATCTGGCCGCTCTTGAGGGTGCGCCCCTTCTGGTCGTTCTCTTCCATGGCCAGGATGTAGGGGCGGATGATGACGATCTGGCGGCCTTCGTCGGCGATGCGCTCCTCGAGCTCCTCGAGCAGCGTGCTCTTGCCGGCGCCGGATTCGCCGACGATGCCGATGAAGCCGTGATTCATCGCGGCATCGAGCAGGGCGGCGCGCACGTAGCGGATGTTGGCGCTGGCGAAGACGTCGGCGCGGGTGCGCACGTCGTCGATGAAGGGGCTGCGGGCCAGCCCGAAATGCATGCGGGCGGCCTGGGTCAAACTTTCGTTTCGTAGTAACATGGATTCCTCCTGGGCTTCTTCGTTGATGGGTGCTTCGGGAATGTCCCCGGCGTGTTGCTGCACGTCCGTGGCTTTTTCTTGCTGGAAAAAGAGCTTTTGCAGGGTGTTGCGGTCGACGCCGCGGCCGGCAAGAAAACCGGCGATGCGGTCGGCGGCGGCGGGATCGCGGCGCGGCCATTCGCCGTGGGCGACGATGCGCGAGGTGACCGAGCGCGAGAGCCCGGCGCCGCGGCTCAGGTCGCCCTGGCTGATGTCGTGCTTGATGAGGAGGGTGGCGAGTTCCATGGTCCTTTCCTGGGTCATTCGGCGCCGACCAGGCGCAGCCCGGCGCGCAGGGTGAGCCGGTGCTGCAGGCCGGCGAGTTCGGATTCCGGCACGCCGGCGGGATACCAGGCAGCGACCTGGCGGTTCTTGTCGGCATCCATCGCGACGCCGAGGCGGGCGAGTTCGGCGGCGGCCTCGAACAGGGTGAGGAGGCGTTCGGGGGCGGCGGCGACGGCGGCGACCTCGAGGGCGGTGCCGCGACGCGGCAGGAAGGCCGGCAGATCGGCTTCGGCGGCCTGCTTCATCGGGTCGACGCGGCCGGCGAAGGGCAGCGCCTTGGCCTTCTTGGCGGCTTCGACCTCGACCAGCGAGGCGACGCCGTAGGTAGCGAGCTCGACGGCGCGGCGGTTGTCGTCGGCCTCGGTGGCGACCGGCTTCCTGTAATCCTGGCCGATGACGTTGGCGGTGGTGGCGAAGCCGGCTTCGTCCCTGACGACGAGCGGCGCGGCGAGCAGCAGCTCGTTGCCGTCGGCGTCGGCGTCGACGATGAACACGGTGTCGAGCTGGTACGGGTTCCAGGTGACCTTGAGCTTTTCGCCGACGATCACCCGCGGCACGGCGGAGACATCCCACTCCTTGCCGGCGAAGGAAACGCGCAGGAAGTCATTGACCTGGCGCAGTTCGGGCTCGTGGGTGAGCAGGGTCCGGCATAGTTCGGGCGGCGGGGCCAGGCGCAACTGCTGCTCGGTGATGGTCATCCACTGTTCGGCGCGGGTCTTGCCGTGGCGGCTGTGGGCCTTGCTGGCGTTGAACCAGGCGGACCACTGGCGGGCGCGGGCGTTGAGCGCGGCGAGGTCGGCGACCGGCTGGAAGCGCAGGCCGGATTCGAACTTGCGCTCGATCAGGTTGCGCGCCTGCTCGACCTGGCCGGTGGCGCGGGCGTTGCCGACGGCGTGCGGGAGCAGCTCGACGCCGAGGCGGCGGGCGAGGTTCTTGAAGAGGCCGCTGGTGTTGGCGCTGCCCATGTCCATCATCAGCAGGAAGGGAACGCCGTGGAAGGGATCGCCGGGGCGCGGCTGAATCGCCTGGGTGAAGCTCTCGGCGAGGTTGACGCCGGATTCGGCGCCCTGGACGTAATGGACGAAGAGCGCGCCGCTGTAGTGGTCGGTGATCTCGTAGGACCAGACGCGGTCGGCGGCGATCGCCTTCACGTGCGCCGGCTTGTTCTTGTAGAAGCGGGAGTACTCCATGACCTGGAGGCCGGACTCCTTCTCGTTGTCGGTCTTGAGGTAGTAGAGGACGCAGAGGCTGGCGTCGATCTGCCAGACATGATTGGGGTGGAGGCTCTTCAACTGGACGGCGGGGGCCGGGGCCAGCAGCTGGTCGGGGTGCACGCGGTGGGTGCGCAGGGCGCGGATGATGGTGCTGGTGGCGAGGGTGAAGACCTCGCCGGTCTCGGGATCGACGCGGTCGCAGCGGATTTCGCCGTTCGCGCGCATGAGCTCGACGGCATCCTCGACCGAGAGCAGGCGCTTGGTCGCGCTCTTGCGCAGCGAGGCCATGAGCGCGGCGCTGAGGGTGACGGCCTCCTCACGGGTGACGGTGGTGGTTCCGGCATCGCTGCGCTGTTTGCGTTCGGGTTTCACGGTGACTTCTTTCAGGTGGCGGAGCAGCGTGGCGCGGCTGAGGCCGAGTTCGCTGCAGGCTTCGTGGTAGATCGGTTCCTTCTTGCCGTGGCCGGCGCCGGCGACGCGCGCGGCGATGTGCACGAGGCGCTCGGTGAGGGCGGCGCTGCGCGGAGCCACGGTTCAGTTCGCGGCGAAGTTCTTGAAGGCCGGATCGGTGACCCACTCCGGAATCAGCGCCGGCAGCACGTCGGGGATGCCGAGGCTGTCGCGGATGGCGTCGAGCTCGGCCTGCACCTGGCCGACGACGCCGGCCATGAAGGCGAGACTGTTGCCGGGGTTGTGCTCGCGCTCGTGGGCGTCGAGCTGGCGCAGCGCCCAGGCGAAACGGCCGCGCAGGGCGCCGAGCGAATCGTTCATGCTGCGCGTGCACTCGGCCTGCAGCTCGAGGGCGACGGCGTCGGGGGGGAGCTTGTTGCTGCGGGAGAGCTTTTCCTCGAGGGCGTCGACCTGCCTGTTCTTGACGGCGAGGCGCTCTTCCTTGGCGGCGATGTCGGCCTTGAACTCGGCGGCCTGCTGCTTGGCTTCGTCGAGCTGGTTGGCCAGCGACTGGATCAGCGCCACGACGTCCGACTTGCTGCCGTCCTGCATGGCTTCATCGACGGCGGCACGGGTGTCTTCGGGGATGTTGACGAGCAGGCGGAGCTGGGCGCGGTTGAGGCCGAGACGGGTGGCGGCTTCGAAGGTTTCCTCGCCGAGCTTGTCGAGCACCTGCTTCTGGTCGCTCATGGCTTTGTAGCCCTTTCCGAAGACGGCGCGGCAGAATTCGTCGATATTTTCCGCCAACCGCGGAACTCCATCCTGGCCCGGAATCGCTATGTGCTTGAATGCCTTTGATTTGTTGATGCGCTCGAAGGCTTTAGTTTCCGCCACGGCGGAAATATTTTTCTGAATGCGCGCCAGAGTGACGATGCCAATATCGCTGCCGAGCGCCAGCACATCCTGGAGAATGCGCTGCTGTTCGTCCTGCGCGTCGTAGCGGGCCATGGTCAGCGCGGCGTCGACGCGATGCGGATCGAGCGTGGATTCGACGTCGATGGTTTCCGGGGTTTTGATGGGAGGACGTCCGGCGGTCATTGCGGTTTTCCTTTCGATTGATTGTTTTCGTGAACTTCTATCCGCGCGTTCATGTACCAGCGGAGGATCACGTTCCTGGTCAAATCTATTTGCTGGTCGCACCACTTCTTGACCGCCTGTTCAGAACCGAGGGTCTCGAGCAGTAGCCTGGCGGCATCAGCGTCGCTGGTGCTCTGCTCGGCAACCGTTGCCATGTCCCTGAAACAGCGCTGCACCAGTTGATGGCGCGCGATGTCGCGCGTTGCTTCTGCCACGAATTCGGCGAACGGGCTCTGAGGAGAAGCGTCCATCAGTCGGAGCTCCTGGCAAATCGGTTCCGGGCTTCCCGCAGCCGGCTCTCGGCGCGGTCGATGTCGGCCCACACCTTGATCGCCTGCTGCGGCAGGCGCGGGGTCAGGCGCCAGTGGCCGGTGGCTTCGTCCTTGTCGGCGACGCCGGCCTGGCGCAGGTTGGCGAGGTCGCGGGTCATCACGGCGGCGCTGCAGCCGACTTCGCGGGCGATGACGCTGGGCGCGAGGCCGTTCACGACGTGGCCGAAGAGCAGCAGGATGATCTTGACCAGGCGCTGCTGGGCGGCGTTGGTGTAGTCCGGCCCGCTCATTTGCCTGTCCATACGTCGGTTGTGTTCCGGTTGCTACTGAATTCGCGGGACACTTCGTCTGCAACGCACGGGCTCAGGTGGTTTGCCTTGTCTCCAATGCTCACCGGCGGGGAAGACATGGGATACGCGCTGGGCACGACATTCAAGGTTCGGCGCGCAGAAGCAAACACCTCGGTGTCGTTGGCGATTCGGTACAGCGCATAGGAGAGGTCGCGCAAATTGGTCGGGGTCAACTCGGCGGCGGGGCCGGGGAGGTTGTCGACGCAGACGAGCGGCTCGCCATTGGCGGTGACGGTGTGGGTGACGGCGAGTGGCTTGAGCAGCATTTCATCGACCTTTCGCGTGAGATTGTTCCGTGCGGCGACGCTCGGCCTTGGCCGGCGCAGCGGGCTTGAGGCCCAGGGCGACCGCCGCGCGGTGCGCCATGCCGCGGTGGCCCTTGTTCCGGCCGCGCAAGGCATCGACGACGGCCATGCGGGTCAGGCCGAGGTCATGCGCCCAGTAGCTGATGCAGATGCCGGCGGCGCGCAGCGCGGCATGCGCCGACTCTGGCGTTTGCGGGTACGGCAGGGGGAGATGGGGTGGGTTTTTCATGGCTGGCGTGTGGTAAATTGCGGTTTCACGGGGGGCCTTTTTGAGAACAGGGAGAAGCGGATGGACGAGAAAACCAGCCGGGTGGTTGAGCACATGCAGGGGTCGCTGCTGGCGCTGGCCGAGACACAGGCCACGGTCGCCATCGGCGAGACGGTGCTGGCGCTGATCGGCCGGGGCGTCGAAATCACGCCGGACTCCCTGATTCAGGCACTGCGGCAGCAGGCAGATCAACAGAACTCGGCGCTGACGCGTGCCCAGAACGAAGCCGCTGAAAAAGCGATCCGGGTCGCGTGCCCCACAGCGCCGTTGTGATCGTCAGCAGAAAACACAGGTCGTCGGCGGAGAAAGGCGCTTCGTCGATCAACTGGTGAAGGCTGGCACGGGCTTCGGCGGCGGCGTTTGAATCGTTCAACATGGCGGGCCTCTTTGACGACAGGGGGAAGCGGATGAAGAAACCAGAACGTGACCGGCGCTTCGAACTGATGGAGCAACTGGTCTTGCAGGAAACCGGGGTGCCGCTGCGTAGCCTGCGGCCCGTGCCGTTGAGCATCGACGAAGCCACGGAGAGCCTGTGGCCGATCAACCGGCGGCTGCGACCCAACCTCGAACAGATCGGCGCCCTGCCATACGACCAGCGGTTTGAGCCGCAGGCCGATGCCGCCGTGGCCGCCTTGGCGCTGGCGGGAGACGAATGGCTGGAATTGCCGGCGCCGGTCTGGCGGGTGCTGCTCGAGCGGCAGATCCAGTGCCTGCAACTCCTGGCGTTCAAGGCGGCGGAAGCCGGATCGTGGCAGGCGCCTTTCATGTCGGTTCCCGACGGCACGCCAGCGCCGCTGCGGCAGCGGCTTGCAGTGCTGTTCTTGCTGTTTGAAACGGCACTCCCGTTTCCAGTAACCGATAGATCAGGGGCTGCATTGCCGCCAGAAACGATGGCGGGACCGCTGACGAGACAGTAAAGGCCTGCGCGTGCTGCACTTTGAGGTCGGAGGTTTTCATGGGCTTGGCGCGTGGTGTAAATTGGCTTGGTGTGGATGAATTATGTTATTCATTCGAATGACTGTCAACACTGAGGAGTTATTTTTTTGAATATCGGCACAAGACTACGCGAAGAGCGCGAGCGGCTTGGGCTAAGCCAAGAAGCGCTTGGTGTAATTGGGGGCGTGAGGAAGTTGGCGCAGTTCAATTACGAAAAGGGAGACCGGCAGCCAGACGCCGCTTATCTCGCGGCGGTGGCAGCGGCAGGCGCCGACGTGCTCTACATCCTCACCGGCCGGCGCAGCCAGCCGGTTTTGCCCACGGCCGATCTGTCACCGCGGCAGCGGGCATTGCTGGCCAACCACGAGGCCGCCGACGAAGCCGGCAAGCGGATCATTGAGGGCGCCGCCGGTCTGGCAGCGCAATCGATAACGAAGAAAGGAAAATGCGCATGACCAGCAGCGGGCTCCAGTCCATCATCGAATCCGAGGAATACCAACTGGAGCGCCAGGCCACGGCGCACAAGCAGGCGGGCGACTGGGCGGGCGCCATCACCTGCCTGATGCGGGCGCAGGCGATTCGCGGCCCCTTGCATGCCGATACCCGTCTGGCGAAATATCTGCAGCAGGCCGGGCTGTTCGATGAGGCGATGCAGGAAATCCAGGATCTGATCGATGGCGGTTTCGCCTGGGCCGAAGGCAATTTCGGTCACCAGCCGCCCAGCGTGCGCCGCCGCCAGCAAGCGGGCTGGCTGGCCCGCCTGCACCAGGATGCGGCGCTGATCTGCAGGCGCGAGAAACAAAAAGACCGACAGGCGCACCACGAGGCCGAGGCCGAGCGTTGGCGCAAAACCCGCGACCTGATCGAACCTGTCGCCGAGCAAGACAAAAAACGCGAGCGCCAGCAATGGGAAGAGGCCAAATCAAAAGGCGCGGCGGCGATGACCGGGTTTTTTGAAAAAAGAGAGAAAGGAATGTCGTGATGACCCGCCCCCCGCTTTCCGCCCTTCCCCCGGCGTCGACCGCAGCCGCCGCCCAGGAACCCAATATTTGATTTTTGCAGGGGTGTTATGGACAACACGATCCTGGTGGGTTTGCTCTCGGCGCTGAGCGCCCTGGCCGGCGCCGCCCTTACCCAATGGGGTGCAGGGCGCCTAGCAAGAATCCAAGCAGAAAGAGCAGCGCAGCGAGAAGCAGTGCTCTGGTCGCGGCAGCAAGCAGATCGTCGGGCGGCCAGGAGCGAGGAGTTTCTCGGGTTGGTGCTGGTTTCCCAGAGCCGCATGCTTGATCGGCTGGAGGGGCGGCGCCCAAAATCGCCTCCAGGATCAGTGCCCGAGTCCGACGCCACTTCGCCTGCCGCTGCCGCTCGGCAAGCCTACGCCGTTGCGCTGCTTTATTTAGACGCCTTGCGGCCATTGGCAAAGGACTTCTATCTGGCCAGCGCCCGCCTGCAGTGGGCGCTTGAGCAGGGGGACGACGCGGCGGCGGTGCAACAGAGTCAGGCATGGCAACAGTCCTTTGCTGGCATTGAAGCGGTGTTGGCGAAGGGCCGCCCGCTCGGCTGATGTCGTGAGCGGCCCGGCCTGACGCGCCGGGCACTGGCCAAGCCCCGATGCTGGACCTTCGCGGCCCGGCGCAATAAACAAAACCCTTTCATCAGTCTGATTCGCGCGCGCGCGGCAATCTGCCGGGATGCTCTGCCGTGACTGCGTCCATTTCCTGCCCTCGACCAAGGCCAACGCCCCGCGCCCCGGCCTGGTCGGCTACGGGTATTGCAAGGCGGCGCCGGATGCGGTGCTGCGGGCGCGCTTTTTCCACGAATCGCAGTCGCCGTGCTGGCTCACCCCCCCGAAATTCGTCGAGGAGAGACCCCTGTGACACGCAAAACCCTCAACAGCGCCGGCCGCTTCTGGGTCGCCTACCTGGCCCTGGTGGCCGCCGCGCTTGCCGCTGCCGCCTGGAGGTGGCTGCCATGAATCTGACCTTCGACCAGGCCTTCGCCCGCCTCATCGACGCCGAGGGCGGCTACGTGTTCGACCCGCGCGACCCCGGCGGCGAGACGAAATTCGGCATCTGCAAGCGTTCGTACCCGGCGCTCGACATCAAGAAGCTCGACCTCGGCACGGCCAAGGCGATCTACCGCAAGGACTTCTGGGAGCCGCTGGGCGAGGACTGCCACCCGGCGATCCGCTACCAGGCATTCGATTTCGCCGTGAATTCGGGCATTTCGACGGCGCTCAGGAAGCTGCAGCAGGCGATCGGCGTTGCCGACGACGGGCATTTCGGGCCGGTGTCGCGCGCCGCGCTGGCTGGGCTGGCGCCGTCCGACGTGCTGTTCCTCTACCTGGCCACCCGGCTGGATTTCCTCGCGTCGCTCTCGACCTGGCCGGCCTTCGGCAAGGGCTGGGCGCGGCGCATTGCCAAGAACGCGCGCTACTGCGCCATCGACAACGAGGTTTAGCCCCATGAAAAGAATCCTGATCGTCCTGTTTTCCACGCTCGCGCTGGCCGCGTGCCAGACCACGAGCGGCGCCAAGCCGACGCCGTCCGAGGTCACCGCGAAAATCTGCCCGTCGCTGATGGCCACCGTCAGGGTGCTAATGGCATCGCCGTCGGTCACCGACGGCGCCAAGGAGGAAATGGTCCGCGTCGCGCCGCTGGCGCACGCGCTATGCGCCCCCGGCTCCGTCGCCGACGTGACCGGGCTGGCCGATCTCGCCGACATCACGCTGCCGATGTTGATGACCGCCGTCTCCACCTCGACGCTGCCGGATGCCGACAAGAACAACCTGCTGCTCGCCATCGCGCTGGTGCAGATCGCCGTCAATACCGTCAAGTACCCATGATCATCGACCTCTTCCGCGCGCTCCAGGCGGGCAAGGAACTCACCAGTGCCACCACCTGGAAGACCGCCCAGCTGTGGATGTCCAACCTCACCATCCTGCTTTCCGCCGGGGTCGGCATCGCCGCCGCGCTCGGCTACCCCATCCCGCTCAGCGGCGACCAGATCACGACCCTGGTGTCTGCTGTGGCTGTGCTTGTCGGCCTGTTCAACAGTTACACCACCGTCGCCACGACCACCCGGCTGGGCGTGTCGCCCGGCGCCGGCCCTGGAGACCCCGAGCCTGCTGACCGAGGCGGACACCCAGAGGTACCGCGACGGCCTGAAGAATGGCTACGCGGACTGGACGACCGTGCTGCGCGTGAATTGCCCGATCTAGCGGAGTTCCGAGTGTGAACACGATGGCGATTCCGGAGCCGGAGGCACGCGCGATCCGCGAGGCGGCCGCGGCCGCCTACGATGACGTGCGCTGGACAGCCGGCGACAGCCGCGAACTGGCCGCGGTGATGCTGCGCCTGGCGCAGGAAACATGGCGCGCCGGGTATGCGGCCGGGCTAAAACACGGGCGGGATGAATGAGCGACGAGATCGACCGCGCGCAGGAGCGCGAGGAGGAGTTGCGCGCCGATGCCCTGGCCGAACACGCCCGCCGCGCCGACGGCCAGGCCTGCCTGGCGTCCGCCACCCACTGCGCGCGCTGCGACGAGGCGCCCGCGAAGCGCGGAGCAGGGGCCCCGCAGGGGATGCGACCGCGTAGCGGGATGCTGGCGCCCCGGCGCGCGGTCGCAGGCATCCCCTCCGCGGCCCGATCCCGCTACGCGGGTCCCTCGTGCTCGCTCCGGGGCGCCATCCCGCCCGCCCGCCGCCGCGTCGTCCCAGGCGTGCAGACCTGCGTCGACTGTCAGCGCTACCTGGAGCGCTCCGGCGCCTGGCGGAGGGCGCGGTAATGCTGCCCGACGATTTCAGCCGGTGGGCCGGCCTGGCGTTCCAGATCCTCAACGCGCTGGCTTCGGCCGCGCTGTGGATCTACGTGCGCTACGGCGACCGCAACAACGCCATCGATCGCAAGTTTGAGGAACTGGAGGCAGCCATGGATCACCGGCTCGACAACCTGGAGGCCGAGCAGACGGGGCTCAAGACAGCGCTGGCCAGCACGCCGACCCACCGCGACCTGGCGCGCATCCATTCGCGCATCGACGAGGTGGCGCGCGGGATCTCGCACATCCAGGGGGAGTTTTCCGGGACGAGCAAGACGCTCGACCTGATCCACAACTACCTGATGAACAACGGAGGCAAGTGATGCAGTACGCCGATTACCTGCGCCGGGATGTGCGGCTGGTGGCCTTGCGCGTGCTCGCCGAGATGCCGTCGTACCGGGCGAACAGCTCGGTGATCTTCGGCGTCGTCGACCGCTTCGGGCATTCGCTGACGCGCGACCAGACCAAGACCGAGCTGCGCTGGCTGGAGGAACAGGGGCTGGTCAGCATCGACGAGGCGGGCTCCGTCCTGGTCGCCACCCTGACCGAGCGCGGCCAGGACGTCGCCGAGGGGCGCGCCGTGGTCGATGGCATTGCCCGGCCGAGGGCCTGACGATGGGCCGCAAATCGACCATCGACAAGCTGCCGCCCCAGGTGCGCGCGCACATCGAGAAGCGCCTGCGCGAGAACCGGCTGACGCTGGACGAGCTGTTCGCCGACGTGCGCGAGGTCTTCCCCGAGCTGGCGGCGGCGCCTTCGCGCTCGGCGCTGGGCCGCTACCGGATGGGCTTCGAGGAGGTGATGAAGCAGCAGCGCGCGATGTCGACGGCCGCTTCGGCGCTGGTCGCCGAGCTCGGCGAGGATTTCGACGACAAGTCGGGCGCCCTGCTGGCGCAGGCGGTGACGACACTGGCGACGCGCGCGGCGTTCGACCAGCTGGGCAGCGAATCGGCGGAGATCGGCGACGTGCTCGATCTGGCGCGGGCGGCGAAGGCGGCGCAGGAGTCGCGCAGCCTGAACCTGCGCGAGCGCCAGGCGGTGGCGAAGATGGCGCGGGAGAAGCTGCTCGAGGAGCAGAAGGCCAAGCTCGACGCGCTGGGCAGCAAGGGCGGCATCACGGATGACACCAAGCGGGCGATCCGCGAGGCGCTGGGGATCGTGTGATGGCTGCGCCCAAAGGCCGCGCCAAGGTCATTCCGGCCAATCCGGACGCCATCTTCCTGCCGTTCCAGTCGAAGTGGATTCAGGATACGTCGCGCCTGAAGCTGATGGAGAAGTCGCGCCAGATCGGCATCAGCTGGTCGACGGCCTACGGCGCCGTCGAGCGTGCGGCGGCGCAGGGCGCCCGCCACGACGAGTGGGTGTCGAGCCGCGACGACATCCAGGCGCGGCTGTTCATCGAGGACTGCAAGCTGTGGGCCGGCGTCATGAACATGGCGGCGCAGGATCTCGGCGAGGTGGTGATCGACCCGAAGGAAAAGCTGACGGCCTACGTGCTGCAGTTCGCCAGCGGCCGGCGCATCCACAGCATGTCGAGCAACCCGGACGCCCAGGCGGGAAAGCGCGGCAGCCGCATCCTTGACGAGTTCGCGCTGCACCGCGACCAGCGCAAGATGTGGGCGATCGCCTACCCCGGCATCACCTGGGGCGGCTGCATGGAGGTCGTCAGCACGCACCGCGGCTCGAATTCGTTCTTCAACGGGCTGATCCGCGAGGCGCGCGAGAAGGGCAACCCGAAGAAGCTGAGCCTGCACCGGGTCACCCTGCAGGACGCGCTCGACCAGGGATTTCTCTACAAGCTGCAGCAGGCGTTGCCGGCGGATGCCGAGCAGCAGGACATGGATGAGGCGGCCTACTTCGATTTCGTCAAGGCGGGAGCCGCCGATGATGAGTCGTTCGACCAGGAATACTTGTGCATCCCGGCCGACGATGACGCCAAGTTCATCGAGTACGAGCTGATCACCGGCTGCGAGTACGTCGCTGGCCTGCCGTGGGAGCGCGATGTCGATGACACGTTCACCGGCCGCCTGTACTGCGGCGTCGATATCGGCCGCAAGAAGGATCTGACGGTGCTGTGGGTGGTCGAGCAGCTCGGCGACGTGCTGTACACGCGCCAGGTGATCGCGCTGGAGCGGATGCGCAAGAGCGCGCAGGAGGCCATCCTCTACCCGTGGTTCGCGATCTGCGACCGCATCTGCATCGACGCCACCGGGCTGGGCATTGGCTGGGCGGACGACGCGCAGGACCAGTTCGGCGAGCACCGGGTGGAGGCGGTGAATTTTTCGAACGCGGTCAAGGAGGCGCTGGCCTGGCCGCTGAAGGGCGCGATGGAAGACCGCGCCCTGCGCATTCCGGACGACCCGGCGATCCGCGCCGACCTGCGCAAGGTGCAGAAGGTGACGACGGCGGCCGGCAATATCCGCTTCGTCGCCGAGAGCACGCCGGACGGCCACGCCGACCGTTTCTGGGCGCTGGCCCTGGCGATCCACGCGGCGAGCGAGCCAGCGGCACCGATTGAATACCTGAGCACCGGCCCGCGCGCGGCTATCACCGAAACCGAAGGGTTCATCAATGGCTACTAAAAAGACTGAAGCGGCAGTAAAGAAGCCGCTGCTCGACACCGAAGTCGCCAACCGGCTGCGCGACCCGTTCGAAACGGCGTACATGGGGCTGCTGCGCAGCAACGACCCGCTGCTGCTGGAGAAGGGCGAGAACGTCGAGATCTACCGCGACCTGAAGCGCGACGGCAAGGTGTTCGCGGCGCTGCAGAAGCGGGTCGGCGCGCTGATCGGGCGCGAATGGACGGTAAAGCCGATCGCCGACGGCGACCAGGCGGACGCCGACACGCTGACCGAGATCCTGCAGGCGATCAACTTCAACCAGTTGTGCCGCGACCTGCTCGACGCGCTGCTCATGGGCTATGCCGTCAGCGAGATCGTGTGGACGGTGGTGGAAGGACGGATCGTCCCGGCGCGGATCGTCAAGCGCCGGCAGAGCCGCTTCGTCTATGTTCAGACCGACGAGAATGCCGGGCCGCAACTGCGCCTGCTGACCAAGGAGAACCTGCTGACCGGCGCCGATCTGCCGGCGCGGAAGTTCATCGTCCATCGCTGCAATCCCGAGGACGACAACCCCTATGGCACCGGGCTGGGCCTGCAGTTGTACTGGCCGGTCTTCTTCAAGCGCAAGGGGATCATCGCCTGGAACAAGCTGAACGACCGCTTCGGTTCGCCGACGCCCTGGGGCAAATACCCGCGCAACGCGACGGCGAAGGAGAAGTCGACGCTGTTCGACGCGCTGCGGGCGATGAGCAACGACGGCGCGGTAATGACGCCGGAGGGCATGCAGCTCGAGCTGCTGGAGAGCAAGCTGACCGGCAGCGTGACGACGCAGCAGGCGCTGTGCGAGTTCATGGACGACTGGATCGCCGAGGTGGTGCTCGGCCAGGAGCCGCGCGCCTCGGGCGGCGGGGCGCTGGCGGCGGCGAGCAAGGAACGCCAGGCGGTGCGCCTCGACCTGGTGCAGGCGGATTCCGACCTGCTCAGCGAGACGCTGAATGCGACGCTGATCGCCTGGATCTGCGAATATAACGGCCTGGCGCCGTGCCTGGTCGATCGCCGGATCAAGGAAGAGGAAGACCGCAAGGCCGAGAGCGAGGCCGATCTCAACGTCGCCAGCATGGGCTACGAGATGGAAGAAGAGGCGGTGCGCGAGAAGTACGGCGACGGCTGGCGCAAGAAGAAGGCGCCGGTGACTGGCGAACCCACAATGGGCGCATTGGCGAACCCCGGGAAAACTTCGGGTTCGCCAGTGGCGGAAGCGACGCCTGGCGTTGCTGCGGTCGACGGGAAAAATCCGGCGAAAACCGGGGACGCCAATTTTGCCGAGGCGGCGCCGGAATCCGCAGACGGCGACGCCATCGACGCGCTGATCGCTGCCGAGTCGGCAAACTGGCAGCCGCTGCTCGACCCGCTGCTGGCGCCCCTGCAGGCGGCGCTCGACGAGGCGGCGGCCAAGGGCGAGACGGCGGCGGAATTGATCGCCCGCCTGCCGGCGCTGCTGGCGGAAATGGACGCCGATGCGCTGGCCGAGGCGCTGGCGAAGATGGCGTTCACAGCCCGGCTTGCGGGCAATGCCGGGATCGTCGCCGATGCCTGAGAGCGCCGCCCGGCAGTTCGCCAGGCTGCAAACCCTGACCAATCAGGAGGCAGTCGATTACCTGAAGGGGCGCGGGCAACTGACGCAGACGTTCTCGTGGCAGGATCTGTGGCACGAGGATCACGGCCAGCAGTTCACGGTCAGCAGGCTGGCGCGCCTCGATCTGCTCAAGGCGATGCAGGATGGCATCAACCAGTCGGTCGATGGCGTTCTGGATCGCCGCGACTGGCTGCGCGACATCAAGGCGCTGCTCAAGAAGGAAGGCTGGTTGGGCGAGGTGCCGGTGCTCGACCCGGTGACCGGAGAGGTGGTGACCACGAAGTTCGATTCGGCCCGGCTCAAGCTGATTTTCGACACGAACACGCGGATGGCGTACAGCGCCGGCCAGTGGGAACGCGCCTGGCGCAATCGAGAATCGCACCCCTACATTCGCTACATCACCAAGGGAGACGAGCGGGTGCGGGCGACGCATCGCGCCTGGAACAACCTGACCCTGCCGGTCGATCACCCGTTCTGGGCAACGCACTGGCCGCCGAATGCCTGGCGCTGCCGGTGCCGGGTGGTCAGCCTGACGCAGGCCGAGTACGACAAGCGCCGCGCCGCCGGAACGATCGAGACCGAAGCGCCGCCGGAACAGTTGATCGAATGGACGAACAGGCGCACCGGCGAGGTGAGCCAGGTCCCGGCGGGTATCTCCCCCGGGTTCGATTACAACCCTGGGCTGGCGAAGACCCGGCGCGATGGCCTGCAGAAGGTCGGCCTCGACAAGCTCGACAACCTGCCGGCGCCGATCCGCCGGGCGGCGATGACGCCGACGATTGGCGAAGGCGTCAGCGAGGACTTTTCCCAGGCCGTTGTAGGCGCTCATGCCGCCTTGCCGGCGAACGCCAGGCGAGCACTGGCGGCGGCCGGGTTTGAGGTGCGCACGGTTTCGCGAATCGTCGAAGAATTGCCCGATCTGGCAGGAAAACGGCCGACCGGTTACCCGGATGGATTTGATTACCGCCATGTCGATGGCCTGGTGGTCTCCGACAGAAAACTGTTGCTGGTTGCCGAGCAATGTATCGACCCGGAAACCGGGCAATGGGGCGCCAGCTCGGTTGAGCGGGGGAAAGGCGTCCTGCGCCATGAAACGGGGCATGTCATGGATATCGTTCATGAGCTGCTGAACGATCCTGACATTGCCGAGGCCTGGCGCCGCGAGGCAGCGGCGCTAAAGTCATGGCGAACAGCCGCCGATGTCAAAACCGCCAGGGAAATCGACTATTTCACCCAGAAATTCCCGGACAGCGCACTGGAAGTGGTCGCCGAACTATTCGCCATCCGGCACGGTGGCGGCACTGCGAGTCAAATCGAAGTTACTGCTGCCTTCCCCGATACAATGGCTCGTCTGAATAGAGCGCTCGCCGATAAGGGGCTGTAATGCTGGTCTGCCTGACTTACGATCCTGAGAAAAACCTGATCTGGATTTGCGGCCGCTTCGATCCGCCGGCGTCCGGCGACGTCAGGAGCGTCATCCGGCCCGGAGAGGAAGGGTTTGGCAAGACCTTCGATGAACTCAAACAGATCGAGGCCATCGAGACCGACCCGCTGACCCATGAGGTCATCTCGATTACCCCCCTGTCCCAGCGCCCGGAAAACCCTCTTCCCTTCCCTGAATTCCTGCGTAAGAAGCCGGCCAATCCATGAGCCTCACCGTCACCGTCAATAGCACACCGCTGCTCGCGGTTCTCGATCGGATGTACGCGACCACCAGCGACCTGACGCAGATCATGGACGCGATCGGCCAGGAAATGGAGAGCCGCGTCAGTCAGCGCTTCGAAGACGAAGCCGACCCGCTCGGATTGCCATGGGCCGACTGGAAGCCATCGACGAAAGCGAACTACCCGAAAGATGGGAACAAGCGCAAGCTCGACCGCTTCGGCGACATGCTGGCCGGCCTCAGCCACCAGGCCACCGGCGATACGGCCATCATCGGCTTCGACCGTGAATACGCCGCCTACCACGAGTGGGGAACCGAGAATATGGAACGGCGCGGCCTGCTTTTCGCCGACCCCGACACTGGCACACTCGCCCCCGACGACGAGCAGGCAGTGATCGATATAGTGATGGCCGCCATCGCCAAAGCGCTCCGCTGACCGGCTGTTTTAACCTCGCTGCCGCTATTTCCTGACGCGCAATAGTTTTTAGTTTCCGCCCCCGCTAAATCCCGGAACCGAGCGCTATATCCCCCAAATATCTCGCTTCCGACCCCTCAAATATCTCAGTTCCTTTTACCCTTGCGCATCGACGACCGGCACGTGGCGGAAACCGCCGTCGGCCATCATGTGCAGCGCGTGCGCCAG